CTGCTCTTTTTGGGCCAATTCCTGTGATACCTGATACGTTATCTCCTTTATCTCCAACTAGACACTTATATGATATATAGTGGTTTCTATCTACTTCATAATGTGTTGACCAATTATCTATTGTTATTTCTTTTCTCGTAATATAAGAAAACCTGGATACTCCATCTTGTATTAATAAATCCCAGTCTCTATCACTAGAGATTAGCCAAATGTTTCCGTATTTGAACTTATTTTTATACTTTACTAAGTACGCTGCAATATCATCTGCTTCTACGCCTTTAAATCTAAGTACCGGATAATCTTTAGATAAGCGTACTAAAGTTTTTTCATATTCTTTAAAAAAGTCTTCAAACGCTTTTTTCTCTTCTTCTGTTTGTGTTGCATACTTCTCTTTTCTGTTTTGTTTATAATCAGCACTTATAGCTTTTCTATATGTAGATGACCCTAAATCTGAAGTAATAACTATATTCTCACTCTTATAAGAATTAGCAAGAGATTGTATAGTTCTTACATACTCTTCGCAAAAGTCAAGTTGCCCTCGATGTTTCCATCTGAAGGCTAGGTTTAATGAATCTACTATTAATACTGATCTTTCGTCTTTTTTGAGTAGTTCGGAGAAATTAAAGGCCATTTTTTATAAACTCTGTTTGTTCTGAATCTAACCATTCTTCTGCTAATAATACATAACAATTTAGCCAGGAAATAAACATATATTTACAACTATTTGGTTTATGCTCAGTCGCTACAAATATTTTAGACCTGTTATACTTAAAAAATAACAAAGGTTGTTGATTTCCATTGTTTGCTTGTATTAATAGTTTTTTCCACCACCGAATAAAATTATTAGTTTTTTCAGCAGTAAATATTTTGTCTGTTAAAGGAGACTCTGAGTAATTTTTTACTTCTATACAGTAATGGTTTTTTTCATGTGGGACGTAGAGGTCTCCTTTTAAATACTCTAACGCGCCAGAAGAAGGAACTCTTTCAAACTTTAATCCAGTATATTCTCGTAACATATCTCGTACTAGATATTCACCTCGTGCGCCTTTTGCTCTTGAATCTACCATTACTTAATTAACCTACTTACGTTCCCTACTTTTACTATTTCTATTTTTTCTAATAGTGGATGTGACCATCCATGACTAACTACATAAGTGTTTAGATTTTCTTCTTGTATTAGAACTTCTACTAGTTTTTCTCTTCCTAAATCATCTAAGACACTAGCCACTTCGTCTAAAAATAATATATTAATTCTTGATTTAGAGATACTACTCATTAATTTACGAATTGCTATTAATGTTGCAGTATTTACTCTAGCTAATTCTCCTGATGACAATGCTAGAATATCTACTATTCTTCCATTATCTGTTATTTGTACATTTAACTTGTCGTTTAAAACCACAAATTCAAGTGTAAATCTACCGTCAGAAAATTCAGCTAAATAAGTATTTACTAATTCTTCTAATTCTTTAACTAAGTTTTCTATTTTATATGCTAGTAGACCGTTTGTACTAAATGCTTTTTTAAGTATCTCTAAATTTATGAAGACTTTATTGTGCCTTTCAACCTCATTTTCGGCTTCGTCGAGCTGATTTTTGAAGGCTTCTGTTTGTTCTTGGATGATTTGGATTCTTGTGTTACTTCTCGTGCGTTTTTCGTTTTCTTTCGCAAGGTCTCCCAGCGATTCTTTCGCCACTTGAATTCTGTCACGAATTCCCGCGATGCGGCTATTAAGCTCATTACCGTCCATTTGCTTATTTGGTAAGCTACGGTCAATACGACTATACAAATCTTCCCAATTTTTTTGATTATTGATTTTAAGCATGTAATCAACATTGTTAGCTTTGATTCTTTTGATCTTTTCGGATATGTTGTCACGTTGTTCTTCCGCCCCTTCTACATTATCTAATTCAGTTTGTATTAATTCTTTCTTAAATTTTTTATCTACTGTCTGTTCACAAGTGGGGCACTTATCCCCTAACTTCAATAACTTTTCTAATAATTTATTAGCATTAGTTATAGCAGCTTTTGTACTACCCTCTTCAGCTTGTAAAATATCATAGGATAGTAACTCATTAGCTTTTATTAAATGAGTTTCATTAATATTTATCTGTTTAAATAAGTCTTTATAACTATTATTAGTTTTTATTTTTTTATTCTTTTCTGAGATATTTTCAAATTCTAATAATAAAGACCTTAATTCCTCTTCATCTTGATTCGTATCAATTTCTAAATTTAACATTGGTAGTATGGTAGTACTTGCCAATTTATTATCTTTTAACCATTTTTCTACCGTTGCTATAGCGGCATTAATCTCAGTAATCTTAACATTTGCGTATCTTGAGGCTTCTTTAAAAACCTCGAACAATAGGACATATTCTTCCAAATGCAATAAATCAATTAAAAACTTTTTCCTGTTCGTATCTGTAGCAGTTAAAAATTGTAAACTACTATTAGTATTCTGATAAACTAATTGACTAAATGTTTTGAAATCTAAACCCAAGACTCCCTGGAGTGTCTTATATGTATTTGTAGCAGTATGACTAGAGATGTCCTCTCCATCTTTTAACAGTTTTACTTTTATACTTGTTTTTCTATTTACAATTACTTCGTATAAAGTATCTTCTTTAGTAAAAGATAGATAAACATCATACCCATTATTGATATACCTATTTGGAATATCTGCTTTTTTAATTCCTTTTGAGTTTTTATTGTATAATACTTCCTCAATAATTAATGGGATGGAAGACTTACCCATCCCATTAACTCCAATTATTTGCGTAACATTAGTACTATCTAAGTCAAGTTCATTATTTTTACCGTAGCTAAAGCAATTATTCCATTTGAGCTTTTTGAGAGTAATCATTAAATGTTCCTATGATTTCGGATACGTTTTTAGGGTCTATTTCTAGTATATAATTTAAATATTCAATCAGCTCTTCTTCGATAGTCATATCTTTTTTCATTATAAGTGCTGTTTCAGAATTTCTTTTTATTACTTTTTTATCTAGTAATTCTGAGTTTTTAATTGATGCCAGTTGTTGAATATCTCCCTCTATTTCATATATAGTATGATTATAATCTGTAGGAATCATATCTTCAGCATTTTTTATGGTTTTTCTAATCAATTGTGGTAAGTGAAATTCGTCCCACATCCAATCCCAAGTATTTTCAGCAATTAATAAAAATCCTGTTTTTACCACAGTTCTATGAAAAGAAGTAGTCATAGGACTACCAGGATAAACGATATTTCTTTGTGTATTATTATGGGCGTGCAGGTCTCCAGCAAATACAACTGGAAATTTATCAAACCTATTTAAATCAACTTCAGGTTTCACATGAGGGGGTATTTCACCCCTCACATGAGTAAATAAAGGCCAGTCAGTATTAAACTTTTCAATACTGTTATCTTTATGAAGATCTGCATACGGAAGGATACTAAAACCCAACTCTTCATCCACATAGGATGTGTCAATAATACTGACCATTGGATTTATACTTCTAGTAACATCTTTTAGCTGAGTGAAAAACGTTTTATTTTTACGTGTAGCTTCATGATTACCATCATAGATTAGAGTGGGTCGCTGAGCTTTAGACACAAAAGAAAAATATAATTCTAATTCTTCCATAGTAGGCAACCTATCAAATAGGTCGCCCCCTATAATATGCATCTTACACGTTTTTTCTTTCTCTCTTATTGCTTTAAAGAATAATTCATACCGATTTAATGCCCACTTTTTAGGAACATTTTTCTGACCTAATTTAAGGTGCCAGTCGGCAGTGAATAGTATCATGCTACATCAAATTCATCTTCAAGAGTTTCATCTATTTCTTGAACAGATGATTTTCTGATGCTGTCCAAAAGCTCTTTCTGAGCATCTGGAGTTGGTCTAGACATAACATCATCCATAGACTTGAGGTCGACAACAGCTTCTTTTTCTTGTGCAGATAAAGCTCGCGTCTTACACTTTAGAACTTGAAGTTGGTACTCTACATTATAAGCTAAAGGCCCGGTCTTTACTCGCTTGAAGCAAAGATCCCAACCTGAATCATAATCAGTGGGATCGCCTAAATCTTCTGCGGCAATCATAATTTGTTCCCACAGTTTTTTCTTTAGATTTAGAACCTTAACTTTACCGTCGGTGGGGTCTATGCATTGTGTGGCGTAACTCCAGCCACATTTAAGATCAGGATAGTACTCGCGTATCCAATCCTTTTCTTTGTTGTTAAATCGTTCTGAATCTCTATCGAATGATAGACATTCAAAAGGAATGTTTTTCTTATTAGTTCCTTCTATCCAATAAACGTACCTGGCGAGTATATCGCCTACGACGCGAACTTTATTATCACCATTTTGATAAGTATAACTTTCTATTGAATTTTTTTGGGCTTTGCCCTTTTGCTGGTTAAATGAAATTGCCATTAGTGCTTCTCCTCGGGGACTTCTTCATATAAAAAATGGACTAAATCCTTATCATCTATACGAAGTAGACTGTTAGTGTGTATGTTATCAACAAGAAAATTTGCAAAGGGAAAATGCAGTAATTCTAGTGTTGTAGTTTGTGTAGCGACATAATCAGATATACTTCTAAATGATGCAGTTGCTAAGTATTGTGCTATTTCCTTATAGGAATGTTTGTATGAGTTAAATAGTAAAACATCGGGATGAGCTAAAAAACTCAATCCATTAAAATCATGTTTACTATATTTGTAAAGTTTATCCCCTGTGTGTCTAGGGATAGATTTATTTACTAGCATTTCCAATATATCATGTATCTCTATGACGTTACCGCCAGATACTCTATATATTTTTCGCCAATCATACAACAGCATATATTATACCAACCTTTAAGGTAAATGTCAAGTACTATTTTTTAAAGCTCTTTTATTTGATATCCCTGTTTCATGTAGTATCCAATTCTACTAGACGCTTGTCTTCTAGCGGTATCCCCTTTAAGGTGAATATCAATAACTACAGGGGTTGGTTTGTTCTTTTCTTTTCTAATAATTCGACCTATTAGCTGGGTAAGTAGGGGGTCATTGTTAATGGGTGTACCCAGGATTAAACAACTTAATACATTTATAGATATTCCTTCTGAAAAAATTGCTTGTGTTCCGTATAATACATTTTTGTTTCCAACTTGAAGTTCATTTATTAATTTTTC